AGAGCGTCTAGCTCACTAGTAGTAAAGTTATGCTCATTCACATTTGATGGATTTAACAAACTCTTAGCCAGCATTCTTATATTAGCTGGTACTGCTTGTTTGTATTTATCATTAATAAAATTACTTGCCATCTTTAATATGGTGCCTCTTCTAATTCTACTCTTCTAATATCAAATCCGTAGATATAAAATCCTTGACCCAATGTTTTAGTAGCTATCTCTAGCTGATAACACTGGAAGAATTGGTTTTCTAATGGACATCTTATTGTTAAGAACCCAGACTTAACCCAATCGTTATAATCCCAATATGTAAGGTTGTTTGGAGACTCGCTAGTCCCTTCCCATATAAGGGCATTAACATCTGGGGTATCGCTTGAGAACTCTCGTTCTTTATAGTTACTATTACCGTCTCGTCTTGTTCTTATAACAAAGGAGTTGGTAAAATCTTCTGCTAATTGTATATTAAATTCTGAGAATGATTTATAGTAACTGTCATCTCCCATGTCTAACCAAGGAGACTTCCAGTAAGCATCTATAAACTGTCCATCAAATGTTGTACCAGCAAATTCTCTCAATACCTTACCATCTGCTGTACCAATATAAGCATCATTGGCGTATTCAAAAGCTATTGTAACTTCTTGAGGAACTTTCCTCATCAACCAAGTCTTAGTTTGGAAGTCGTATACAACAGCTACCGAACTACCCGAAGCGTTTATTGTAGGTAGATACATCATCATCCTACGTTTCTTTGGGTACCTTACTGCGAATATCTTTTCAGTATCAGATAGTATTACGTTAGAGAAGTAATCTCTAATCTTTGTGCTAATCTCTGGACCAACATACTTATCACTAAATACTGTTATTTGAGTTAGAGGGTATATCCCCATATTCTCTTTTGAGAACACGTAGTATACCGAGTTAGTTACAACAGAAGATTGTTGACTATCACAACTGATAGATGAGTAAGGACTTACTTGCCATTCACTAGGGTCAGTACCACCAGTTAATATATAAGTATAGAACTCCTTATGTATTAGCATATAGTTGCTATATAGACCTAATGCCTTAACATTAGAACTATCATTATAGGAATTAGGTATACCACCTGCACCGTATTTAATATCCCAACCGTTTACTCTCCCAAGTTCTGCGTAATACAACGTACCACCACTGCCAACAAACAACCTACCGTTCCAAGTATTGAGAGCTAACCCTCTTATCGGAATACTTACCGTAGGGTCATCTGTGTTGATTAGGGTAGCGTTACATAGTGACAACTCCCCTAGACTATAGGCAACTCCTACAAGACTTGCTGTAGCGTTCTTAGATAGCGTTAGATGGGTAGGGCTTGTTATTGTCTCAACAAAATATAAGTTACTACCTATAAGTACTTGGTCTCCCACAACAACATCTGTTCCAAAGTGGGTAGATACACCAACAACATTCTTGCTTCCGATAGTTGTAGTTACTGTTCCAGATAGAGAAGTATTCCTTCCCTTCTCGTAGAACACTAAGTCATCAACACCATTGGTAACAACTACTCCATTGTTGAAGTTTACAAAGCTAGCTCTATTAGTATCACCAGCAAAGGTGTATATCAAATCAAAAGTATTAGTTATGGTATTGAGTATTCTAAGTTCCCCATCCTCATTGACCGTCAATAAGTATTTATTATTGCCCTTGGTATATTCCCATCCACCTATAACACTAGACTCTTGGGTATCGCCTATCTGGATGTTTCCCTCCATAGACTTTAACCCACCGAGTTTAAAATATTCTACGTTGGCCATATCTGGAGACTCTGTTCTTTTTGGCGATTGGTTAATCGTACCAATAGAACTAACGTTATTAAGTCCGCCAGTAAAGTTTTCGTATCTATAATTTCTAGCCATTGTGTGGAACTCCTTGTACGTATGGGTTGTGGAAAGCTTGTACTCTTGCAGACAGAGAACTCATTGGGTATCCACCAACGGTACCACCCTTGATATAATCCTCTGTAAGCTGTTGGCTATACAACATATCGTTGTATAAATTATTATATTCTTTCCTGTAGAACTCAGACTTAGCATCAGCTCTTGAAGACCTAAAGTCTTTACATACAGCGTATACTAATATACTTCTATATATCTCTGGGATAATAGGTTCGTCTGTTTCTAATTCAAGAATAGGTTTATCTTTATTGTTTTCATCTTGTGCAAAGTTGTTTGTCAAAAATCTTATCTTGTGGAGGTTCCCTTCCATCTCTTGAGTTGGAGTAGGGAATAAGTTAATCTTGTTTTTAAATATCCAATAGTATATTGGTTGACCAGTTGCAGTTAAAGGTAGGTACTGCCACTCTTGGTTTAATAGTAATGGTATTCTATTTGTTCTATCATCTGGTCTTATGAATAGAATAAAGCCATCAACCATAGGGTATTCTTTTTGTTCACCTATTAGGTATAAATCTTTTTCTCTTTCTCTAAACTTCCAGATACCTTGCTCTCCACCACATATAGTACGTAGTGCGTTATTCATCTTTAACTTAACTAGTCTACCTTCTGTAGAGTCAAGTTCAGCGAATGTTGATACTGGAGTATAGAACAAAAGTTCTAATGCTTCATTACATAGCTCTTTAAAGTTTCTTCCCATAATTCTCTTTCTATAATAAAAAAGGAGGGAGGTTGCCCGCCCTCCAATTCTATAAATAAATTATGTTGTAACTACTGTGGAGTGAACATAACCAACAACCAATGATTTAGGGTTGGTGATTTTGTAACCATATAGATACAACGCTCTACCGATGTCACTAAACGTTTGAGGGTCTCTGAATTTTTCAATCTTGCTGTATTGTTCAGCAAAAGTGATACCCATTTTAGTACCAGCGATAACAACATACTTCTTGTCAGCTTCAACATATCCAGCTACTTTTTCGATGTTGGTATCTTGGAAAATTTTCATTCCAGAAATCATACCAGCAACACCTTTGTAAAGAATATCGTCACCAGCTACAGTTGGGTGAGAGAGTTTGTTGGAGTTCAACAACTCTTCAAACAATGCAGGAGGCATAGTGATTGAAGGTTCAAGTTGCAACGCTTGCTCTTTGCTTCCCTTGAAAGAATAGAAGCCGTTAGAGTTCAACGCTTTGTTTTGAACAAGGGTACGTTTAATTCTATTGAAGAATGAAGTGATAGTATCGTTATCAGTTTGGAAGTAAGACAACGCAGTACCAACGGTAGGAACATCTGTATCAGCCACAACAGCTTCTTGGAGTTCCAATGATACTTCATCCAACATCTTTTGGTTAGCCATACTCATATAGCCGTCCATCATATTGAATTGTGATTGTGCTTGTTCAACGTCATTGAATTTGAACTGGAAGTTTTTAGTCTTGTCGATTGTCAAAACTAATTGTTTTGGGTATACCGCAGTTGTATCTGGTACAACTCCAGAACCGATTGTGATTGCAGAAGCATCTGGTGTAGAGATACGTACTGTATCACCGAAAGCTTTAATCTCGCCTTCGAAGTTTGTGTTTGTGAAATCATTTTTAAATGATGTTATTTCTTTGCTTTCTCTTAATAGCGTCTTTGAGTAAATCTCTGGGACGAAAGCATTAATGTTCTGTGCCATAATTAAAACCCCTTATCTTATGCGTATATTACGCCTACTTCTAATGTACCTGCTGTTAGGTTAGCTGTAGCTACCGTCAATTTAACATCGCTAATTGCTGATGTTATAACTGGTGAGCCTACTACGATACATGCTCCACCACCCTTTACGGAAGCGATAGCAGTAGCGGTCAAGATAACCGCAGAACCTACTTTAACGGCTAGAGTTGCACTGCCACCAGCAGTCAAATCATTTTTCATGTTTTTGATATAAGCACCTACGATAAATTTACCAGCAGGAACTTTCAATCCAGTGGTTAAGTCCCCGACAAGGACTCCATTAGCGTCAATAGAAATATTTTTAGGCGTAAAGTTTCCGATGACTCCACCGTCAACCTTTCTTAGTTTTTCAGCATCTGTTGCCATTTGTGTCTCCTTTATTTAATTAAACCTTTGCTTGCTTGTTCTTTAATCTGGGGTTCGTACTTAGTGTACTCAGCCAGACTCATTCTGTCTATCTCGCCTCTAGTAAATATCTTACCAGATGTGTGGGTTGATGTAATAGCCGTAGCTAATCCACCTTCTACTCCAGAGGTATCAGACTTAGCTTTGCTTTGTAAAGCATACTTCTGTCCTATTTCTATACCTTCTCTCATAACCGCAGATGCGATACTGATTAGTTCGTTAAGCTCTCCGTAGATATTCTCGCTCTTACCATAGTTGCCTTGAACATAGTCTGAGACTAGCCCGTGGATTACTGGAGAAGATTGGATAATATCTTTGTGTTGCTCTACAAACTTACCTACAGAATATTGATACTGTTGCTCTGTTACTTGACTTCTTTGTGCAGTTACATCCCTATTGAGTAGCTCTATTCTACGCTCAAACTCATAGCCCTTTGCTGGGTCTTTTTGTTTAAGGTCTTCTAGGC